TGAAGGGGAAGAATATTCTATTATAAATGATGATGAAGTAGTTGCAACTATACCTGATCCAACAAAAATAGCACCAAAATAAACAAGACCCCTTGTATTATAAGCGTAATAAGTATATTATTACATAAATAGCGATTAACGCGGTTCGCAACCGAGGAGGATTACATGGAAGATGTAAAGAAAGACGAAACTATTGAAGATATCACAGATATCGAAGTAGAATTACCTAATGAAGATGAAGCTGTAGAAGAATCTACATCTAAATCTGAAGAGACAGTTAAAGAAGAAGCTGCTCCAGAAACCCAAGAATCTGCAGAAACTGAAGAAACGGAAGAAGATATAGAAACTTCTCCAGATCTTGAAGCGGATGATGAACAAGAAGATAAACCTCAGAGTAAAACTTATGGTAAAAGAGCTGAAAAAAGAATTAAACGGCTTATAAAACAAAAGAAAGAACTTGAGGAAGCATTAGCTAAAGCTGAGGGAGAACGTCAAGCTTTAACAAAAAATAATGAAGATCTTGTAAGTCGTAGTAAAGATTCCGAAGTCCAGGCTTTAGAAAGTTATGTTGACAAATTAGAAGCACAAGAATCACAAGCATTAGCAGCTTTACGAGTAGCTAAAGAAGCAGGTGATATTGAAGCTGAGATTAAAGCAACAGATATTCTAGCACAATCAAAAGCTGAAACACTTGTTGCAAAACAGTATAAAGCAAGAGCTGAGACACAGGCAAAATCTAGACAAGTTTCTACATCAGATACTAAAACACAACCAGCTAACGTTGAACCAACAGCAGCGCCCGATAGAAGGGCACTAGGTTGGCAAAAGCGAAATCAATGGTTTGGTGGTGGTACTAGATCTGACAAGGTGATGACCCAAGCTGCTATGATGATTCATAATGAATTACTAGAAGAAGGGATATCAGCTAAAGTAGATGCAGACGAATACTATAGTGAATTGGATGCAAGAGTGCGTGAAGAATTTCCTGAGAAATTTAAAAACATCTCTGCTAAAAAACCAACTACAGTTATTGGAGGTACGCGTGTAGCTCCTGGTAAACAAAAAGTTACATTAACCAAAACCGAAGTGGAGATGGCTGATAGACTAGGTGTGGACTACAAAGAATATGCGCGACAAAAACTACGCAATTTAAATGCGATATAAAGGAGTACTGATATATGACACAGGCTACTAAAACTACCCGAAAAACACGAGCTTCGGGAACTCGTAAAAAAACATGGTCGATCGCGGGCAAGCTCGATACGCCACAAGCTCCAGACGGAACTCAATATAGATGGGTACGTCATGAACTTTTAGGTGATAATCAAAATGCTAACGTTCACGGAAGATCACGTCAAGGTTATGAAATTGTTAAACCTGAGGAATTAGGAGATGATCATAACTATGACGTTTTAGATACTGGTAAACATGCGGGAACTGTTCGTTCTGGTGATTTGATCTTGATGAAAATTGATCAAGATATTGCGAAAGAAAGAAAAGAATATTTCCAGTCTTTAACAGATAGACAGGCTAAATCTGCTAAAAAGGACTTTACGTCCCAAGACAGCGCAATGGCTCCAGTTAGCCAAGACGGATCTTCATCAACTGTAACAGTTGGTGGTCAAAGATCAAAAGCAAACTTCGAGGACTAAAATTAATTGGTTCTTGATATAACCTTGGAAGGAAATTAAAATGGCAGGATATGGTCTAGAACCCGTAAAACATGCTGGCGGTGGCTTAAACCGTGTAAATAATTTCGCTGACGGAAATGGTTATCGAATAGCTGCAACTGCTCCAAGTGCATTTTTTGAAGGAGACCTAGTAACTTATAGTGCTGGTTTACTTGTAACAGATGTGGGAGCGGCTTCACCAGGCGCTGTAGTAGGCGTATTTTGGGGTGTAGAATATCAAGATAACTCTTCAGGCGAATTTAAATTTGCAAGATCAATCGCTAATGGCTTAGTAGCTAAAGACAAATATAAAGCATTTGTCTATGATGATCCATCAACTCTGTTTAAAATACAAGCAGATCAAGTTGGAACAGCAGTAGATGCTACAGCAGTCGGCGAGTTGGTACAAATTGTAGCTTCTCCAACAGGAAGTTCAATAACTCACAAATCAGGTCTAGTTGCTGATTCAAGCACTAGAGCTACAACTAATAGTTTTCCATTACAAGTTCTTGGCAGTGCCGAAGGCGATGGTACTTACACTGCAGTAGGAACTGTTATGGATATTTTAGTTAGAATCAATTCACATCAGCATGGCAACGGTGCCACTGGCGTGACTGGTATATAATAGAAAGGATAATATAATATGGCTATTTCAAGAGCACAGATCCTGAAGGAATTAACACCAGGTCTTCACGCGATATTCGGTAGCGAATATGGTAGATATGAAGATGAGCACGCGGTGTTGTTTGATTCAGAAACATCAAAAAGAGCGTTCGAAGAAGAAGTTCTTTTCCCTGGATTTGAGGAAGCTCAAATCAAAGGTGAAGGCGCATCTATTTCTTATGCAGAAGCAGGCGAAGGTTTTATCGCAAGATACAGCCACAATACAATTGCACTTGCATTCTCAATTACTGAGGAAGCGATGGAAGATAATCTTTATGACAAACTGTCTACAAGATTAACTAAGTCACTAGCAAGAGCGATGGCTTCAACTAAACAAACTACAGCATCAAACGTATATAACAATGCGTTTTCTAGTTCTTTCACAGGCGGAGACGGAGTATCTTTATTGAATGCTTCTCACCCGACTTCATCAGGAACTGTACAAAGTAATGTGTTGTCATCTAACTCAGATTTATCTGAAACTTCTTTAGAGCAATCACTAATTGATATTAGTGGATTTAAAGATGATAAAGGTGTACCCGCAGCTATTCAAGCGAAAACTTTGCACATTCCAAAAGAATTAGTTTTCACTGCTGAACGTCTAATGGCTTCTCCATACAGAACAAGCACAGCTGACAATGATATTAACGCTATCAAAAATTCAGGTATGATTCCTGGCGGTTACTATGTTAACCACAGATTCACTGATACTGATGCGTTCTTCATTAGAACTGATGCCCCTGACGGTATGAAGATGTTCACTAGAACTCCAATTTCAACTTCTATGGAAGGTGACTTTGAGACTGGTAACGTAAGATACAAAGCGAGAGAAAGATATAGCTTCGGCCATTCTGACTGGCGTGGTCTTTTCGGAACTCCAGGCGAGTAAATTTATTATTGGAGGGGCAAACGTCAGCTACTACTTTGCAACGCTGCCCCTTCAAACTATTTAGGATTAACTAATTATACCGACTGGCCTAACAGACAATCGTAGAAGCGACGGTATAGTTTAACTACGAAGGATTAAAAATGGCTAACACCACATTTAACGGAGCGGTTCGATCAGAGAACGGTTTCAAAAAAGTTACAAAAAGTTCTACAGGAGCTTTTACTGACAACTCAACTTATTCAACAAATGCATCTGTTGGTGGAACATTAGATGTAACAGGAAGATCAACTTTAACTGGAAATACTGTAGCAACAACTGCAGGTACAGGTATAACAACTGGTACGGGCACAGTTTATGCGGCTTCAGTAATTAAAACAGGCGGTATTTTTCATACTAAAATTTTAATTGACTTAACAGGTTTAGCATCATCTGGCTCTGGTGACATTATTGGAAAAGCAGCAACTGCTAATTCTCATATTGGACAAATCACAGCAGCAGTAAATGGAACAGTTCTAGGCGGAAAATTAACTTGCTTAGAAGCTCCAGCAGGTGGAGATCCAGACATCAATTTATGGTATGCGGATGAAGCAACTGGTGCAGAAGATGCAGCAATAACTAGTTTAACAAATCAAGTGCAAATGTGTGACAGTGGTGATTTAGCTTTAAACAGCGTAATCAGTATTCCAACACCACCAGCAGCAGATAAATATATTTATATGGCAACTGGTGCAGCAACAGACGCTGATTATACAGCTGGAAAATTACTTATAGAATTTTTCGGTTATACCGCGTAACTAATTAACATCGAGTGAGGTGTAAAAGCCTCACTTTTTATAAAGGACAAAACTATGGCAGGATTTTCAGACGTAAAGTCTACATTCATATCAGATACTGTAGCAGCAGATGATAATGGTTATTCGGCTTCAGCACAAGTTGCAAACAATGCGGCATTGACGCTTGGAGGAGCTTTAGCTTCTGGTGGTTCTGTAACTAATAGTTCAGGTAGACTAACTGAAATTACATCAGGCGGAGACGACAGTGGTATTTCATTTACTGTTGCAGGAACAGATGTTACAGGTACAGCGATGACAGAATCAATTACTGGTGCG